GTTCATCTCTTCCTTGGTAATGTCAGGCTTGATCTTGATCAGCTCAGTGATCGGGACCTGCTTTACCTCACCATAGTAAAAGCAATCGTCAAATGTTGGTGACTCGGTGTAGCTGTAGACCAGGTTGGCCGGGTCAACGTACTCGACCTTAACACCTGCCCCGGGCAAAAAGTTGTGCTTTGCCCCACCCAGACCCAGGACTGCCAAGTCATAGTTGATTCTTTTCTTAATGTCTGCATAGTTGTTCTGCTCTAGGATCGTGTTGATCGCCTCTTCTTCGGCAATCTCGATGCTAGGCTTGTAATTTAATTGCATATAAAGCTGCAACTCCTCGTCGGTAGACGGCAAGTTTTCAACGTCTGTGTTGAAAGCGTCTACTCCGAACTGCTCCTTTGTCTGGAGCAAGAAGTCCTTTGCAACCATGTCGCCCTCAATCATGTCCTGGAACTGAGACCTCTTTTCAGCGGCCATCGCATCCTGTGCAACGGCCTTTACGCTGAAGTTTCTGTCTGCCATCCCGTTGACAACGATGTCAACGAACTTGGGTATGATTGGGACCGGGGTCCAAGATAAGTTCAAGTACGAAAGGTCTCCGTCGAATGACATCTCCTTCTTGTACTTCTCGACAGACTGCTCACCACGGGCGTACAAACGCAGGCGGTGGAACTCTGTCCACTGGTTGTAGAAACGGCAAGAACCCGCATCTCTGCGAAACCACTCGTACTGAATAGCACTTCCTATCTTTAGGCCATACTCTTTTGAGGCCTTTTCGGCATCAGTGGCCAACTGAGTTGGGAAGCTGCTTGGGCTTATTGCAATGGTTGGTTCTGTCATTATCTTATCAACTGGCTTTCGGAGCCTTTGTTATCGTATTGTGCAAATTTAACGCTTATTTTCGACTTCTGTACGGCCTTTAAATATAAGTGTTTTTGGTTAGCCATAATTGCAAGTCCGGAACTAATAGAAGCATCGTGCTTTGTACGGTTATTGATATCAAATCTGGCCCAGTCCTCAAGGGTCCTAGTGAATGCCATCACGCCCATCTCGTCCGACGGACGGTAAGTTCCTTCCATGTCTATTCCCACGTGCTGCTCGATGTAACTCTCGATAGCCGATGCGTGAGCCTGCTTAATGTCCTCAGAGGTGTTGGGTATCCCCCCGATCTCTATCTCTGTCTTAGAGAGCTTCGCAATGGGCTTGTCGGGCCTGTTCGTAGCAAAGGCTCTGTATCCTCTGTTCTTAAAATGGTAAAGTAGTCTTGGCTTGTTATTCTCAGCCAGTACCGGCATGCCGTAGAACACGCACGCCATCAGTACGTCCTCGAAGAATATCTCCGCGGTCTGTGGCCTTGCGATGTACTCCAGAAAGAACTGGTTGCACGGACCGCTGTCCATGTGGAACTTTGTCATCCCGTGCAAAGATCCGTTAGATCCTCCGCCGCCTACGGTGCCCGAGATATCGTAAGGGTCACATCCGAACGTACCCATGTGCTCGTTGCCCGGCTTCTTCCTTCCGTTGATGTCGATGACATTGTTAGGCTTGTCGGGGAACCACGAGATGTAGAACCTGCCGGTATTCTCCGGCGTCCACACAACCTCACTGTCCTTCTCTCCGTTCTTCCAGTGAAAGTTGCCACGGGTGATCATCTGGCCCTTGATCATAGAGTCATTGTAGTCTATCTGCTGATATATCTTGGTCAGGTTGAACAGAGACTGCTTGCTCTCGTCACGGAATGCGTGAGACTCTGTGCGTGGGAACTGACGATAGAATTCGTTCAGTGCGTCTGAGTCAGACTTCAATGACTGTACCTCGTTCTCCCAGTAGTCGACAACGCTGTTGGATATCCATCCACCGTCTATCCCCTTTATCGGTTCTTCCGGCTTCTCAAGTACCGGCCATCCATGCTCGTCGATGAATCCCTCGAAGTTCCACTCCATTGGGATAAATAGCCCGTACAGCCCGCTCTTTGTCTGACCGTTCTGGCTTCGCTTCCTTGGGTCTGAGTCATTGTAAAGTACCTTGTACCCAGATCCACCCTTGTCCATGGCGTTAGAGGTAGATCCCATCATGCACTTGCCGATGATCCTAGAACCCAAACGAAGACAAGTCTTTGTCACACGCCAGTTGGTCTCGATATTATTTGGTGGCGTCCACTTGGCGCTCTCGTCATGAACAAGAAGCTTTAACTTCTCTCCGTCATAGCTGTTGTCTGCCGTGTTCTTCCAGTCGATGGACGTGTCGAGGCCCTCGATGTCCTCCTCGTTCTTGTCCATATTATTGCGTGTGATCTTGGACGCAGGAACCCGGAATCCAAGCTCTGTCTTAGGCTTGTCCATACCGTCCTGCACCGGCTTGAAGAAGAACGGGTAATTTGTAGATATAGGGACGACCTTGTCCGTGAACATGATCTTGGCATCGGATCCGGTCTTAGACAGGATGCCTAGCCTTGCATTCTTCGTGATGGTACCGATGTTCACCAGCTCGGATGAGCTCATAAACGAGAATCCAGAACGCCTGTTCTTGAGGTAGCACATGCCGAAGCACCTAGTGTCTGCCTTGCAGGCCTCCCAGTAAATGAAGAATATTCGGTTAGACTCACGGAACTCCGGTAGACCGATATCGATCTTTGTCCACTGGAGGTACATGTAGTGAGTACCGGTAATGTATGTCTTTTGCTTTTTGTTGAGGAACCAGAATCCGTGCTCTCTCCTGTCAAACTCTGTCTCGATGTAGTCGACCCACTTGCCCTTGAACTGGTTGTCGTACTTGTTCCAGTCGAATATTGTCTTTAGCTTGGAAAGCTCCTTTGGATATTCTTGTGGTACCCACTTTCCCCCACGGTCCTCTACATACTTTGGAAACGGTAACGCTATCTTCAGACCGTTGATCTCGTAGACCGGTCCGATTGTCCCGTCCTTGGATATGACGATTACGTCGTACTTTGGGTTATAGCCGTACTCCCACGAGCCGGCCTTGTTGCCTTTTAGTACAACGTCCCTTGGTATGGGATCCTTTATAACCTCGTACAGCCTGCTCATTTAGAGAATCTTTCTGCAAATCCCTTCTTGGTCTCTACAGAGGCAGATACCTTTGCCTCCGGAGTGTCCAGCATGTTACGCTCCTCCTGTATCCTCTTGAGGATGTCGAATGCGTCCATGATGGCCAGCTTCTTAGTGGCAGCAGCGTTCTTCAGCTTGTCGGCAGATAGGTCCGTCTCTGAGTTGTTGTTAAGAATAGGCTCCTTTGCCACCGCGATCAGCTCGTGTATAGCCTTCTCCGCGGCCTCTATAATCTTTTCCTTGAATTCTTTCTCGGTCATAGTGCCACGCATATGTTCTTGCTAAACATCCGGTACAGCTTCTCTCCGTCCACCGTGAACGGGTACTCGCTCTCCGGCTGGAAACTGATCGTGTCACCGTCCTTGAGCCCCTTAGAATAAAGGTACTCATTTCCGTACTTGAGGACCCCGACCAGCGGTGCCTCCATGTCAGTACTCTTGATGATAGTGGAGTTATCGTTCTCTAATGGCTTTACCATGCAGTACGGGTGCGGCGCCTTCCAGACGTCGTCGTGCTTGTACAAAAAGAACTGATCGAAGTCGATGAAGAAGGTCTTGTCCCTAAAGTGAGAGGGGCCGTACTTCTCCTTTCCACGTACATCGAAGTACTTTCTGAACACGTTATGGTGTACCATGAGTGTGTCACCGGGAACGATCTCCCCAGTGTAACCGATCGGAGTGGCGATGACCGTAGCAAATCGATTGGTTGCCGTGTGGTCCTCCTTTGATGAGCTCAGTATGAGCCCGTAATCTGTTGTGCTGTCGTAAAGCTTGTCGCCAACAGGCTCTACCACAAAGTAGAGCGGTGATTTCATTTTATTTAAAAGTCTATATCGTATTCAATTGAGATTGGCATGTTGCTGTTGAAGGTCTTCCAAAGCATCATACCAGAGGCATTCTTGATCCAAACGGCTACGGTCCCGTCGTCTTTTAATAGCATGAGAGATATCTTGTACTCGCCACGCAGCACGTCCTGACCAAGCACGTAGTGCATGGCATCAGACTTGTAGTCCTGGCCTATAGATACCTTCCTTACGATCATAACGCGATCCAGC